GAATAGTAGATTGTATGAACGGTGATCATGATGTTTATGTTCGTAAAAGCGATCAACGTTTTGAGTGGGCAAGTTTAATGTTATTTGATAATAGTAAATGTCAAACATTAACTCCTGAATTTATCAATGATGAAAAAAATTCACCGCAAGATTTAACGTGGGCAAAATCAATTGGTGATTTACCGACAGAATGGAATTTTTGTGTGGGATACGACCCCAATGCTAAAGAAACGCCGCATGTCATCCATTTTACGGCGGGTATCCCACACTTCCCCGAAACTAAAGATTGTGATTTTGCAATGGAGTGGTGGGAAGAATATGAGTCAATGACTGCTAATTGTAGTTGGTTAGAGTTAATGGGTGACTCAGTTCACGCAGAAATGGTTATAAATAATATTCAAAAACGGAAAAAAGCATGGCAATCACGACCTACGCCGAATTGAAAACTGCAATAGCAAATTGGACAGCAAGAAACGATTTGACTTCGCATTTAGATGAATTTATTGATTTAGCAGAAACGTATTTAAAACGTGTACCTGTACCAGCAGATTCACCCGATATCGGCGGTGTTCGCGGCAACATTCAACGTTCAACAGGTAATTTAATTTCAGGTACACCAACGTTAGCTTTGCCGAATGATTTTTTAGAAATTTATCGTTTAACTTTTACTGGTGATACGTTTTCAACGTTACGATATGTTGCACCTAATCAACTTGCTTTAAATCATAGGTCAGGTACCGGTCGCCCAAGTTTTTTTACAATTTCAGATGTTATTGAGTTTGATATTGCGCCCGACTCAACTTACGCTTATGAGTTAAGTTATTACCCAAGCGCAACGGCTTTATCAGACAGCAATACTTCAAATTTTATTTTAGCAACATTTCCTGATGCTTATTTAGCAGCTTGTTTATTTCATGCTTTTCGATTTTTACAAGATGAGCAAAGCGCAGCGAATTGGTTAGCGCAGTATAAACAAGAAAGTTGGTCGGCAAGTGAAACATATAGACTACCAAGAGTATCGCAAGGTAGTGTCGGTATTAAAACAGACTCAGCGAATCCATAATCATGCCAATTGAAACGATAAATTTTGGTAACTTCGAACCTGATTTGCCAGATATTGTAATACCCGGAACATCTATCGCAAAAAATTGCGTGCCACATCAAAATAGCTATTTGCCTTTTAACTCAATATCTACCGACACAAATGCGTTAACAGCTTATTGCCGAGGTGCAGTTGCGTACAGCGATCAAAATGGTTTTACAGAAAGTTATTGCGGTGACGAGACGAAATTATATCGATTAGCAACTACCACTTGGTCAAGCGTAGGTGGATCAACTTATAGTTGTGCAGATGAAAGTTTTTGGGAATTTGAAAAATTTGGAGAGCAGGTAATTGCAACTAATTTTGATAATAACATTCAACTACGATCATTTGGCGCAAGTGGAACATTTGCAGATTTAGGCGGATCACCTCCAAAAGCAAAACATATTGGTATTGTTCGTGGTTTTGTAGTTTTAGGGAATGTTCAATCTGGATCAACGCATTATGCCAACAGAGTTCAATGGTCGGGTTTAGAAAATCCCACTAGTTGGGGATCTGTTCCAAGCACTCAAGCAGATTTTCAGGATTTAGTTGGAGACGGTGGCAGAGTAATGGCTGTCTTGGGCGGTGACGTTGGAATCATTTTTCAAGAACGAGCAATCTATGAAATGGAATATGTGGGTGTACCTACCGTTTTTCGTTTCAACAATACGGCTGTGGGAATGGGAACGCCAGCTCCAAGATCGGCTGTACGTTACGGCAATTCCGTATTTTTTTATTCACAAGATGGTTTCATGCGTTACGATGTTGGCGGTCGACTAACTCCTATTGGCGACAAAAAAATTGATTTATTTTTTAAAAATCGAGCGCAAGTAACACAAAGATTTAGAATGGTCGGTGCGGTTGATGTGCCGAATGCTAAAATTATTTGGAGTTATGCTACAGGTCAAGGTGATAACACTGAGTTAATTATTTATGATTTTAAAACTGACAACTGGTCTTTTGTCGAAGTAAATCATCAAATCATTTATTCTGGTCGTTCTTTTGGTTTCACGTTAGAAGGCTTAGACACAATAAACACCTCTATTGATGCGTTGCCTGCTACCTTAGATGGAGATATGTATAAAGGAGGTCAACTTGCGTTATATGTTTTTGATACTGATAACAAGAGTGGCACGTTTGGCGGTTCAGCGTTAACTGCACGAATTGAGACAGGCGAAATTGCAACGGATCAAATGAATTTTTTATTTTGCGACAGAATACGACCTTTAGTTTTAGGTCAAAATGCTGTTAACACTGTTTTCATTGGTAGCAGAGATACTTTAAATTCAGACATAACGTATTCGTCTGGTGTCACTGTCAATAGCATTGGAGAGCATAATTTCAGAAGCGCACACCGTTACATTCGATTGCGAGTGGATATTGCTAATGGATTCGATAAAGCAATTGGTGTCAGAGCAAATATTGTAAGTAGAGGAAGACGTTAAAAATGACTCCTGAAGAAGCGCAACTAAATTTTCGGAATGAATTGCAAAATTCTATCAATAGAGAATATGTGCGAAAAAAAGAAAATCAAAGACGTTTAGGTGATGCAACTTTAGGTTTTGCAAATACTAATTTGATGCAAAATGTCGCGCCTAACACTTACAATGCGAAAACATTGCCCTATGAAGCGCAAATTGATGGTAAAAGTACTAAAGGATTAGCGTTAAAAAATTACGGTATAAATGGCAATAATATTATTGAAAAAATTGATTTAGCCAGAACAAAATATTATAGGGGCGATAAATCCGGGGGACATAAAGAAATTTATGAAAATATGCTGGATTGGGGTGCAAAAAATAATCCAAAACTAGCAAATTATTTAGAGACTGGTAATGCGCCAGAAAAAGGATTAACAAGAGACAACTTGTTAGAGGCTTATGATTTTGCTTTAAGAGAATCCGCAAAAAATCAACAAACAAAAGTTAAATTTTTAGATAGTCCAATTGGAAAAATTGTTGGAACATTAGCAACTATAGGTGCTTCACAAATAAATCCTTTTCTCGGAGCTGCGGTAGGCGGTTATCGCGGTTCGCGGAATGATGGTGATTTATTTGATATTGCTAGAGGTGCGGCGGTTGGGTACAACGCAGCAAATCCTTTTAAAAATGCGTTTGATGACAATCAAGACAATTTGTTATATACCTCGCATCCGTTACCTCCAGAAAATCCTTTAAGTTTAAATTCAATAGTTGAGGATTTTGGTAATTATAGAAATGTATCGCGCAACTTAAATTTAAGCCCACCTCCTAAACAAGAAGAAAGCAATCCATTTTTGACATATTCGGGAGATACTCAAAATTATCAAGGTTATACAAATAATTTTTTAGAGCCATCTTTGAACGCTGCAACTAATTATCAACAAAGAGTTGCACAAGAAGAAGCAGCAGAAATAGCTGAAAGAGAACAAAGCGAAAATTTAATTGATCGATTTACAAATGTTTCAAATGTACTAAACAGAAATGAAAATCCTTTTATGCAAAATCAACAGGTTAATTTTTTGCAACCTGCAATTAGCCGATTTACTTCACAGAATAAAGTTCCTACTAATTTGAATAATATAAATTTGCCACAACTTAATAGAAATCCTTTTACTGAATTGCCGATAAGAGATTTTTCTACGCAAGTGCCTTTTGTGACAAGTCTCATTGGTGGGTCACAAATACCAACAAGAAGTCAAAATAATTTCGACTTGCAAACTTTAATTGAAAGCCTAGAGAGAGTTTAATTATGCCTCAAGTTAGAACTGCAACTACAACAACGATGCCGCGCAACCAAAGTTATGTAGATCAAATCTATGGTCTTGCACAAGGTCTGTACGGCAGAGGTGGGATTGCACCCTATCAAGGGTTGCAAATTGCGCCTATGAGCCAACAGAGAGCCGATGCGTTAAGTTTAACGGAACAAAGAGCGAGAGAGGGAACGCCTTTTTTACAACCAATGACTCAACAATTAACAAGTACGTTCCGAGGTGATTTTTTATCACCAGAAAGTAATCCGTATTTGCGTTCAACTTTTGATCAAGCGGCACAAGCGGTAGGCGAAAATTTTAGAGATTTTACGGTTCCTCAAACTGATAGTCAATTTGCGCTCGCTGGACGTTACGGTTCTGGTTTGTACAACAATGCACAACAGAGAAATCAAGAAGTTTTGGGTAGAACTTTGAATGAGTTGGCAACAAACATATACGCTCCAGCCTATGAAAATGAAAGGCAAAGGCAACTTTCTGCGATGCGCTATGCTCCTGACGCTCAAAATATGGGTTATTTTGACACAGGTCGATTAGCTACCGTTGGTCAAGAAAGAGAAAATCAAATGCAAAGACAACTGAATTTAGATGAACAAAGGTTTCTTCAAGCTCAAGAGCGACCGTTCGATGCTTTAAATCGTTACGGCAATATAATTGGTGCTTTGGGATCGCGAGCTGGCACAGTGACCGGAACACAAAGTATCCCTGATAATAATTTAAACACCGCAGACTACATTGGTTTAGGTTTAAGCGGTCTAATGGGATTAAATCAATTGGGAAGTCAGGGTCAAACGTTAAGAGGAATTTTAGGATCTGGTTTTGGAAACATAAGAGATTTCTTAACCGGGTAAAAAAAGGGAAAAAAAATGGGCGAAATCAGAGATTATTCTACAACGGCGGATGACAATAACAGCACTCCACCAGACGGAGCACCAGAAGGAATGGCACCAAGCAGCGTTAATAATACGATGCGTGAAGCGTATGCAAGAATTAAAAGATGGTATGAAGATTGCCAAGGGGCTAAAACAACCACAGGCAGTTCTAATGCGTATCTTTTAGCAGCATCGAGGGTGGTAGCCAGTTATGCGGCAGGCGATTCGTATATGTTTAAAGCTAACCACACTAACACGAGTGCTGGCAGTACTTTAAACGTAGACAGTGTAGGGGCTAAAGCAATTGTGACGCCTACAGGTGCGGCAATAGCGGCTGGTTCGATTACTAGTGGTGGCGTTTACTTGGTTGCTTATGAAGCATCAATAGATAAATTTATTTTAATTGGAGGTAGTCATTCTAGCGGTGATAACCCATTTATTTTTAATTCGTCACCAACTTTAACTCTTGAAAACTCAACGTCAGAAGATACGTCTGGTGGCAGAGAATCCCAAGTAGTCTTTAAGGGATTACAAAGTGGCTCTGAAGAATCGACATTAGGAAAAATTACGGTTTCACATGATGGTTCGTCAGACGATCAAAAAGGGAAAGTTGAAATAGCAGTTAACGATGGGAGTGACAATGATGCTCCTACAACTGCGTTGTCGATTGGATCAAATTTGACCGTTACAGCAAACGGAGATTTAACGGTAGCTGATGATTTAAGTTTAAGTAGTGATGGTGCAATTATAAATTTCGGCGCAGATAGTGATGTTACTTTAACACACGTTGCGGATACTGGATTGTTATTGAATGGAACAAGCCAATTACAATTTAACGATGCAAGCCAAAACATAACCGCACCTTCAGCAACTGTTTTAGATATAAACGCTACCGATGAAGTAGAAATAAATGCTACTCTTGCCGATGTCAATGCAAATTTAGACGTTTCTGGAACTTATACTGGCGGAGGTCTGATGACTACTGGTGGAAACGTAGTAATACCTGATGCAGGTAACATTGGAAGTGCAAGTGACACTGATGCGATTGCAATAGCTTCTGGAGGAGCAGTCACCTTTAGTCAATTACCTGTTTTACCAAAAGGCACATTAACTAATACCGTTTTGCAAGTTGTAACAGCAAGCAATTCTGGAACAGTGAACACAACTTCATCTAGCTATGCAGATATAACAAGTGTTACAGCTAACATAACACCTCAAAATAGTGCGAATAAAATATTAGTTTTATATAGCTCTGATGCTTTATATTCTTTAACAGCAGGAGCTAACGTTACTTATTCACACAAAGTTCTGCGAGATAGCACTAGTTTAGGTGAAAGGTCTATTACAGCAGCCAGTGGTGGTGGTGGTTTGCAATCGAGAGCACCTATGTCGTTGATCGTGCTAGACAGCCCCAGCTCTACTTCTTCATTGACTTATAAATCGCAACATAAAATATCGAACACAAGTTCAACAGGAAGCACACTTAACACTCATATAACCTTAGTGGAGATTGCAGGATGATTACTTTATGCGATGCACTTCATAAACTTGCTCCAAACGCAGAATGGAGTTGTGGAGATACATATAGTTCTATTGTTTGGCACAATATGAATGGAGATAATGTGCCTTCTGAATCTGCTGTAAATAGCAAAATTACAGAAATTAACAACGCAAAACCTATGGCAGAACTGCGAAGGGTTAGAAATGAATTGCTTGAGAGTACAGATTGGGTAGTGGCTAAATCGTTGGAATCAGGGTTAGCTTTAGCAGAAGATTGGAAAACTTATCGCCAAGCTTTAAGAGATTTGCCTGCAAGTGCTTCTCCACAATTAGATTCAAATAATAATTTAACAAACGTAACATTTCCTAATAAACCTATTTGACCTAATGGAATATTATGAGGGGGCGGCAATTGCTTGTTGTCTCGGTTTGCTAGGAACGATGTGGCTTTTTTTGCAACGTTTAATTTCTTCTAAATTAGCTGAATTATATGAAATTATAGTTAAATTGATCGAACGACATAATCAATCTGACACTTCTGCAGATCGGAGGCATGAACAAATAGTTGAAAAGGTTAGTGAGTTGGAGGGTCAAATTTCACAACTTCGAGAAAAAGTAAGTTTTTTGCAAGGGCGTATTAACGGCAAAACGAGCGTTTAAAAAATGGAACCTTTAACAATTATCGCAGCAGCTAAACTTTGTGCAAACAGTGTTAAACAAATAAAAAATTTATGCGATCAAGGTGCGGAATTGCATCAAATGGGCAAACAATTATCTGATTTTTTTTCTGCGAAACAAGACATCGAAAAACAACATCAAGAACTACAAAACCCTCCAGTGTGGAAAAAAGTATTCGCACCGGGTAGCACACAAGCGATGGCCATTGACGCTGTCATTCAACGCAAAAGAACACAAGAGTTAATGATGGAGTTGCATCGGACTCTAAAATTTCGTGGCATTGATTGGTCAGAAGT